AAACGATGCTTCTGGCGGAGGACTTTTACACGCCGATGTATCGAACGATTTTCGAGGCGATGCAGGGAGTAGAGGAGATCGACGCGGTGACGGTGATGAACGAGCTGGCGCGCAGGGGCGAGGCGGAGAGGATCGGGCTTGACCGGATTGCGGGGATTGCATTAGGGATATCCACGAGCGTTTACCTGCACAGCTACATAGACGACCTAAAGCGGCTTGCCTACCTGAGGCGAGTGGTGCGGACGGCGCAGGAGATGGCGCAGGCGGCATACCGACAGGACATCGGCGGGATTGACCGGAGCATGGCAGCCATGCGCGGGGACGGCTGGGGCAGCGCGGAGATTGTGACGCTGGCGGATGCCACGGAAAAGCACATTCGCGAGATTGCGGCGTTACGGGAAAGCGGCAAGAAAATCGTCGGCTTGCCGACGGGCTTCACTGACCTTGACCTGATGCTTGGGGGGCTGCGGAACGGGGATTTCTGCATTCTGGCGGCAAGACCGAGCATGGGCAAGAGCGCGCTTGCCTTGGACATTGCGAAGCACGCGCAGAAAAGCCTGACGGAGCAGGCGGACAGGGTGGTTTTTTTCTCACTGGAGATGCCGGACAAGAGCCTCGGAAACCGAGGCTACACATCGGAATTTCTGATTGACAATGACCGCTTTGCGGTGGGGGCGAACGATGCGGCATGGCAGGAGACGCTGCGCGGCGTGGAGGAAAACCGCGCGGACTACGAAAGCGGCGCAGGGCGGATGATCATCCGAGACGAGACGGGGCAGACGGTGGAAAAAATGAGCGCATTTCTGCACGGCTTACAGGGGCAGGGGATACGCCCCCGGCTGATTGTGGTTGACTATTTGCAGCTCATCGTGAGCAAGGGGCAGGACAGGGTGCGCGAAGTTGGCGCAATCAGCAGAGGGCTAAAGCAAATGGCGCGAGACTGGGACTGTCCGGTTTTGGCACTTTCCCAGCTGAGCCGAGGACCTGAGACGCGCGCCGACCACAGACCGATTCTTTCGGATTTGCGGGACAGCGGCGACATTGAGCAGGACGCGGATGTGATTCTTTTCCTCTACCGTGACGAGTATTACTACCCGGACACGGAGAAGAAGAACACGGCGGAGCTGAACATTGCGAAGCAGCGAAACGGCCCGACCGGCACGATTGCGCTGACATGGATGCCGAGAAGCACGACCTTCCGCAGCGCGGCAGGATTTCACGAGACGAAGGAAAAGCCCCCGAAGGAGTGGGAACAGACGAGGTTATAGTAGCGGTTGAGGTGACGATATGGGAAACGAGAAGCAGGAAAGCCCGGCGGCAGAGATTCTCTGGCTGCGAGGGCTTCGCGCC